TGTCCTCTAATATTTCTGAAATCATCACTGAGTTCGTTAACCTCATTGATAATGACAAGGCATATGACTTGAAGGAGTTGAAGCAGATGATCACAAGTATCTACAAGACAAGAAATGCTATCTCAAAGCAGACTGTTGCTAAGATACATGTTAATGAGTCATCCTCTGACGATGAAGACAAGCCCAGAAAGCTTGGGCGCCCTAGCAAGCTAGTAAAAACTGATAAAAACGGTAATATCAAGGAGAAGAGGAAGCCATCAGCTTACAACATCTTCGTGAAGAAGACCATTGAAGAACTCAAAAAAGATAGCCCTACCACACCAGCTAAGGAACTTATGGGACTTGCCGCAATGAAGTGGAAAGAACTGTCAGATGAAGAGAAGAATGCTTACAAGTCAGATTAGTTAACCAAAAAAATTATAAACAAAAACATTGCTTGAATGTCGTATAAAAACGACATTTTTTTCATAAAGAACACTTTGCAATAATCTTACCAAATTGAATTTTTAGATTGGTGTAATCAACTATAATAACTAATTTAATACTAAACCACAAACATTTACATTAATTACTTTTATTTTAATGTCTTTTTAGCATTAGATCTATTATTTTTTCCTTTGGAAGGTTTATTGACGCGATGTTTAGTAGCTTTATACGAATTATTTTTACCCCCGTTCATCATGGCAAGTCCAAATATCACACCATCAGCCGCAACTTTCACTGTTTTTCCAAGTACTCTTGCTGTGCCATTTAATGCACGTCTCGCAAAATTTGGTTTGTTATTTTGTGGTGATGTAATTTGATTCTGAATAGGATTATTTTGCTCAGAAAGTGTTTTATTAGGTGTAGGCGTTGGAAGAGATCTTGTAAATTGACCAGGAGGAGGTCTTGGAGGCATAGGAGGATATTTCATATTTTGCATAGACATAGAATTAGGTCTTGGAGGCATAGGAGGATATTTCATATTTTGCATAGACATAGAATTAGGTCTTGGAGGCATAGGAGGATATCTCATATTTGGCATAGACATAGAATTAGGTCTTGGAGGCATAGGAGGATATCTCATATTTGGCATAGACATAGAATTAGGTCTTGGAGGCATAGGAGGATATCTCATATTTTGCATAGACATAGGAGGGTGTCTTGGAGGTTGAAATGACATAGAAGGAGACATAGGATATCTCATATATGGCATAGACATAGGAAATTGCCCTGCTTTTATTTTTATATTTTTCTTATTATCATTCTTTTGCTTTGGTTTTTTCTTTGAAATGTTTTTTCTCATTCTAGTAATATGAAATAAAAGAATCATCGTTGTGAACAATATTTGAAAAAATGACAAAACCTGTGAATTGAAAATGTTATTTTGAATCTTGAATTATCCCATATATATTTGTAATAATTTTCAAGAAATTTCAAAAAAAATGACTGTCATATATGACAAAAATATCATCTATTAAAGATAAACTATCAAGTTTTCACAAATGCCATCCGACATCGTCCCTGATATCGTCTCACTCATTGTAAAAAATACCATAGAAGAAATCAAAAAGAGTAATAATACTACAATGGTAAAGAACTAGATGTACATCTATATAATGTAAGAATGATCAATAACAAAAAAACAAAAAATACTCTAAATGTTATGTTTACATGACATTTTTAGTCCCTGTAATTCAAACACCTACGATGTCATCAGATGTATTGGAACTTATCTACCAGTCCATGCTTTTAATATAGGTAAATGATTCCATATGGAGATTTGTTCAAATTTGACACCCCATGGCATGTATTTATGTATATTTCCAAATAAATCGCTAAGTGGTGCGTTTTTTTGTAAAATAACAGCAATAATTCTTTCAAAATTACATCGACGATCTCTTGTATTAATATGATCAATGATATTATAAAGGTTATATTTGGCATTTAAGGTTGTTAGAAAGTCATGATTTATTATAGTCATGCCACCAAAACACCCTTTCCATAAATTTATATTTTCATGAAATTCTAAAAGTTCAGTATTATTATCAAGGTATTCAATTATTTTTTTCTCATTAGAAGGTTCATCCCAATTATGTTCAAATGTCCACAATATTCTGTATGTCGTTGTATCAAATAGTTTTTCATCATATTCTTTATTTACAAAGACACTATCGTGTATTATCATAGCTACGTCAAATAACTTGTTTTCTATAAAATATATATATGGTAATAATTCACCTCTTTTTTCATAACGACTTCTTATTACTGTCGTATTGTATAGATTTTCTTGATATTCTAAATCTACATATTTGTAATTTGAATTATCATCAATTATCATAATATGATTTTCTTTGTAAAATTTTCTGATACATTCGTAACATCGTTTCCAATATAAATTTGTATATTCACTATCAACATGTCTTAATATGATAAATCCAAAAGTCAGCATTTTATATTGATATGTTTATATCAATTGACGATCTTTTTATATGTTTTGATAATTATTTGAATATCTACATGGTAATATAATTACCGTAAGACATACCTCTGCCTGGCGCATAATCTTTACTATATAATTGTGATACTTTTTTATCAGATACAAATTTTCGCCATACAGAAGTAGGTCCTATATTCCAAGATAGCTCCCATTGTTTATTAAATACAGTGTCATCAAGAGCAACTACAGTATCTTTGTGTGCCAATTCAAAACAATTAGTCATATCAGCAAGTGCAACTTCATAAGAATGCCCTCCGTCAATAAAAATAAAATCAAATTTAACATTATCTTTATTATTCTTAATGAACTCTGGAATAGTCAAAGTACTATCTCCTAGAATCAAAGTATGTCTATTAGGATAGTTATTATCTATAAATTCCTTGCCTTTAATAAGATAATCATGTGTGCCTATATCAAAAGATGTTACTTTACATGTTAAATTATTTTTCAAAAACACTTCTGAAGAATGACCAGCGTTGAACCCAATTTCCATAATATTGATATTTGCTTTACTAGTTAAAGCAATAAGGTCTTTTCTTTGTTCTTCATTTTCTCCACAATTTCCTTCTACTGTCTCGTAGCCATTTAATATCAAAAATGTAGAAATATCTGTCATATCTACTACAAATATTTATACATTTTTATTATAAAATATATGCGCACATGATTTGATAAATATAGTTTTATTATGACAGATGATAGGTTGATAATATTCCTATTGTGAAAAATATAATGACGAATGTCTCATGATTGAAGGTTCTGAAATTACCTATATCAGATATTTGAAAGTATTTATCAATACCACTAAGTGGGTGTTTTCCACCATCTCGGTGTTCATATGCATGATGTAGAATCAATATGAAACAGATAGTAAATGATAAAATGCTTACTAACGAATAATTTATCATTGTTTTTCTACATATAATATATAAATTTATGTGATAATAAAGTCTTTTCAAACATGTTATACAATATATAAAGAGTATAATACTTTATTTTATAAAGATTTATGAAAAGTTTTCATCTTTTTTCTGTTTCAGAAGAATTTAGAGAAGGTGTTTTTGGCCAGATTTTGATTTGGTTATTGGAATCTATACATCATATGGAAAAAAATTATTCTGATCTGAAATTGTCGTTTGATATAAATGCTCTTGCATATGATAACATTATTCCTACTTTTATTGAAACAAAAGAGAAAAATAATGTTTTTGATGAAAAAATAAATGTAAAAACATACAAACTTTCAAATAATGCTACTTTTGATAATAATATGAAAAGTTTTGAGATTGCGAACAAAATTTGGAATAAGTATTTCAAGTTTTCTGATGTTATTCAAAAATCAGTCCCTGAGTTTGAAACAAACTGTACACTTGGCATTCATTACAGAGGAACTGATAAGAATTTTGACAATGGTCAAACAAATTATATAACACAAGATGAATTCATTTTGCTTGTGAATGATTTTTTAGCCAAACATTCCGAAATCACAACTATATATTGTTGCAGTGATGAAGAAATATTTATTGACAATATTAGAAATACATTCAAAAATCTTGATATAGTTCAATATAATCAAACTAGATCTGCAAATACAAATCAAGCTTTTTTCAGAAATGGTTATATAGTCGATAAAAATATTAAAGACAATCTAACTATTTCAGCTTTTGTTGATATGGTAGCATTATCCAAATGCAAATATGTAATCAAAACAAGTAGTGCTTTATCTTCATTTTCAAAAATTATTCAACCAAATCTACAAATATATTCTGTTAGTGCTATGAAACAACCTTGGTTTCCTACAGCTACGATACCAGTTTATCAAACAGATTCCAAAGAGGCTTCTCATATTCTTATAAGAACTTTACAAAACCATGTTGTATAACGTTTCCAAAAAAATGAGGGACAGTTATTGTTTAGGATTTATTTTGATCTTTCTTCTTTTTTATTCTATTCTTTACGTTTTGAATATCATTGTAAAGTATGTTGATATTCTTCATAGTATGGGATATACTAAATGTAGAATAGTATTTATTCTCCCAAGAATTTGATAACGAGAATAAATTCTTAAATTCATGAGCGTTATGATTTATTTTGTGACATACGGTGGTTTGACCATATTGATAAACTACTGCTTTACAAAGAGCTAATGCTTCCGAACCATGAATAGGTGAGTGCCCTGATTTATCAATTATAATATATGGAATACCAAATGTGTCGTAAAGGAGTTTTCCCTGATCTGAAGGCATTATCTTGTCCAATTCTCCCCATACTGTAGAGACACTGACTGTCTGTGAAATATCTGACATATGTTCAAATGCTGGAAGATTCCAGTAAGCTCTTGTTAACTTAAATGTGACAAAGTCTGCTAGGCGCTTATCACCCCATCCATACGGAGATGACAAAATATAATACCAATACAAATATCTGATATCACAATTGAAGGCAGAAAACCAGGCTATAAAAGCAAATAAACCTATTTTTCCTAAATACCTACATGACTGTAACATAGACATCTTGAATACAAAAGCCCAATAAGCACCTGAAGCACTCAATGTGGGTAAAATACCAGCCGTGTTTACAAGAGCTAAATGTAAAACTTTTTCTGGAAACATTCTGGCAAAGTAGATAGAAAGAAAACCACCATATGAATGAGCTAACACATAAACAGTGTCTAAATTGATAGATTCCAAAAATTTGGCAATAAATAATACATAGAAGTCTAGGGTTTGTGTTTTGGTAAGAGGGCTAAAGCTACTAAATGAACGACCAAATCCTGGTAAATCTAATGCCAATATGTGAAAATGTTGAGAAAGTTCATCAAAGCATTCTATCCAAGATATTGATCCTGAACCATTACCATGAACTATTAGTAAAGTAGGGACATCTTTATGGTTTGATTTACACCTAACATATAATGCATGTGTATTTACTGCGACTATGATGTTTTTTATATCATTTATGGCAAGATCAAATGTAATATCCTTCCATATATGTGTTGTTAGACACTTACACGATGAGGAAATAATTTCATTTTCAAGACAGAGGAGTTCTATAGGGGATGGATGTACTGGTGGTATTGTTTTATTCGTAATAGTGAAGTAAATACGGATAATTGTAGCGCCAATCACCAAAAAAGGCATGAATACCGTTAATAAACAACTTAATAAAACCAAACCAACCCAAAAACATAATGCGGGAATCAATTCATTTATTGTATCATTGCTATACAATATATGTGTCATCAATATATAACCTTTTCTTCATTTTATATACTTTGATATTTTATGATTTATATTGAATGGAAATATTCTTGATGGAATTCCTAGACAATCAGCATTTGATTTTTTTTGTAAAACGCATAACATAATGAATTACTAATAAAAGTCCTATTATAAATAATATAATGGCATAATTATTATTTCTTATCAAAAGAACATATTTTAATAATGTATTTTCATCATTGTTTACCCAAGATTGATTGAATCTGTGTATACCAATTGACTTACTAGGTATCTTTTTATATGTGTTGTTTTTAACTTCGTGTAAATGTAATGGTTCGAAATATTCTGAATCTAACAACATAATGTCATTCAGTTTATTATAACCATGCATATAATCTATTATAACATCAGACATCATTAATGGCCCAGTTGAATAGAATATATATAAGAAGTTACTTTTGTTTTTGAAAATATTGTTTTTGTTTATACATACACCTTCTATTACATTCCACATTAGTTTATGTTTTGATTCGCACATAATAACACCATTATTTACAATAGTCCCCATATTTAAATTACCAGATAATAGAAAAAAAACACTCTGCATGATACAGAATATGATCTTCGTTCCTATGAATTTTTTGTTTTTCATATTTGGTAATTCAAGTATATTATCAAGCGATTTTAAACATTCTATATCCATGTCAATATAAATCCCTCCAATATAATATAAAAAGAGATACTTCGCAAAATCTATTTTTTGAATCATTAAAGGAAAACCATGGTATGTTTCTGTTATCCAATCAATGTTAATATATTGTATTAGTTTATTTATGGATTTTTCATCCCAAAATATGTATCTATAATTCGAATGTTTTTCTTTCCATGTTTTTTGATATTCAAGAAAATGTGGCGGAATTTTGTTTTCACCTTGAAACCATATTTGATGAATAATTTTAGGAATTGGCATATGGATATTAATTTATTATACGAATCATTAATTATTTACAATATTTTACACAACATGACACCGATTTTAATTTTATAAACGAAATAAGACACTATCTAGAGATTTTTGATATTTTACATTATATTTATATAATGTTTTTCTTAAATGATACTCTATTTCTTGTAAATCTTTGCGGTATGTTAAATCATATATCTTTTTATGTTCTAAATATAATTTATTTACTCTATCGGAGAGTTTTTCAGAATTATTATTGTAAAATATAAGATATTTAAATTCATTTGTTAATTTATCTTCATCTATATAATTGTATTTTTGAAATAATAGTTTTAATAATTCTATAAATTTAAGTGCTAAATTATTATTTTGTATTGATGGTATTTCAGTTAAGTTCAATCCATAAATAAATGCATACATAATTGTTTTGAAATAGTAATTAGTATGATTGTAAATTATGTATTCTTTCCCCATGTCTATATTATAAAATAAATGTCTTTCTACATATTTATCTTCTTTCATCTTTTCAATCCATTCTTTGCAACTTTTTTCACCATAATAAGGTTCGTTATATTTTCTTACGTTTTTCATATTAATTCTATGTTGAAATTCAATGATTTCTCTATAATCTATTAATTTTTCTAATTTTTGTTTCAACTCATCATATGTACTGTTTGGTGTAAAAGAATCGAGTAATTTTTCTAAATCCTTCTTCACCCCTATATGTATTTCAGATAAAACAGAACCAGGTTCGCGACGTTTAGATACTGTTCTGCTACGAGATGCTGGCGGGTTACGAGATGCTGGCGGGCTACGAGATGCTGGTGGGCTACGAGATGCTGGTGGGCTACGAGATGCTCGCGGGCTACGAGATGCTGGAGGTGGGCTACGTGATAATATTAATGCTTTAGTATTTAAAGGATGTATATATTTATTGTTTTTCATAAATAAACCAAAATTAGCACACGCATTGGAAATTAATACATTAGGTGAACCTTCTGTTATTTGTTGAGATATTGGGTTCTTTGTAAGTGGGTTTATTTTTCCACCATTATCTATCCATTCGCGACATTTGTCTTCATCCATAAACTCATCATATTTTTTTTGTTTTTGCCTAATAGATGCTTTAATTGTGGACATAATAATTCTATATATATTGCATATAATAATATCTATATAAGTTTTGTTTAATAGATGAGCATCATCCAAAATTATTCTTTATTGATTGTATTGAAGGAGTAGAGTACATGTTCGTTCTAATTTGATATTTCTTTTATTATTTATTCTTTTTCTATTTATTTTATACATATGTACTCTCTTTTCATGGTTTCATAAAAGTTCCTACGCTAATAGGTAAAACCATTCTTATATACAAATGTGTAAAAGTAGTTATTCTCACAAGATTATTTTGATTTTAATAATATATAAGATGTATATTAAATACTTGTCACATAGTACATCATTTGACAATCTTAAAAATATAATTCAATTAAAATACTCATACACTACATATGAAAGACATTTAGAAGGCATTTATTCTGAACATTTAAACAAGAATGATGAAACAGAAGGATCCAATAAGGGATATGAATTATATGAGTTTCCGGGAATATTTATGTGTTGGCATACTGGTAATAACACGGTTTTTGGAAATATAGCATTGATATATAGTGGTGAAATACTGAAAAGGCAAAAAAACTATCATATCAATTTAGTAGATAGAAATGGTTTTTTTACAGAAACATTAACATATTTTCCAGAGGATATTGATAATATTCCAATAAAAAAAGTGCATAAATTTTGGGATAACATAGTAAAAAAAAATAATACATATTTTTCATATAATTATAATGAAATAATATTTCATGACAAAATCCACATAGATTTAATATCAAGTATATGGTTTAAAAAGCGTAAACAATTGATTGAAGCAAAGAAAACTTTTCCAAAAAACATATCAGATAAGTGTAAAATGTTTCCAAGTAATATAGATATAGATGTTAAAATACCAAAGAATGGTTATGATAAGTTAAATACTACATCAGAAGCTATACGATTATTTTCATCAGATAATAGATACGATGGGATAAAAATACCTCTATATCTTCCAAAAAATAAGAACATTAGATTTAAATCATCATTAAGATATGTTAAAAATATGGCGAAACAAGCAGGTGTATCATCAGATACTCTTAAAAACCTACATTCTATAAAAGAAGTTGAAACATATTTAGAAAGAGAAGGTTATTATCACAAAGCTATAACACAACGAAATAAATAAATTATTATAAATAAATTAATTATTATTTTATTATAGCATAGTACAAGCTATGTTATAACCGAATTTTTATTACTTTTTACTATTTTTTGTTCTATAAATAGGACATTTTGAATGGTAAAAGGTTGCGAAAAGTTCAGATTTCGTAACTTAAACTGAAAAAGGTCATGAAATCTGAACTTTTCATAACTTTTTTGTTTTAATATTAAAAAAAACGATTTAGATTGACAACGGTATTTTTTGATTTTTCAAACGAGGAACGTGAGACCACCGACGCGGCTATCGTTCCCTTCACGATCCATCCATTGCTTTCGCTATCACATGCAAACATATGATAGCGTAGTTTCCATCACTTGCTCTAA